GACCTCATTACAGACGCAATCAATGAACAGTTGATTAAACCGCTGGTGGATTTCAATTTCCAGACAGATAAATACCCAAAATATGAGCTGACACTCCCAGTAAACTTCGATAAGTTATTAGATCACGATGGCAAATTGAAAGGATTAGGTGTGTCATTCAAGAAAGAATATTTTATGAAAAGATATGATCTAAATGAAGATGAATTCGATATATTAGAAAGCTCCGGCCAACTTCCATTTCAAGCATTGAATCAAGATGAGATTACAGCCCTAAAAAAAAAAGCCTTGATTTCTGGAATTTCTCAGATCGGGAACGAATCACCAATCAATCCATATTTCTAACACAGAAACAGATCGATAAGGCGGCTGATAAGCTCATTAAAGATAACAATGAAGTATTTATGCCGCTTTATGATTTCTTTGAGAAAAAAGATCCCCGTAAATTAAAGCGTAAAGATCTCCCTGAAAACACAGACTATCAATATATCATTACTAAGCTATTATTATATTCGGAGCTATATGGCAAGGTCACGGAACAATTAAAAACCGATGGCAAGATAACAAATGAAGTTATCAACGCAAAAAAGCCTAAAATAGAATATGACTTCCTTATGCCTTATGATGAAGCTGCTGAATACTTCGAGAATTTGGGCGTTATATCGGCTGCGGATTTCTACGATGACCTGACAACCAATGCAGGCCAGGCATTCACTATCTCTCACATTAATAATATAGAAACACTTGAATATGTCCAATTCTCTATAACTTCTCAATTAGAAAAAGGTGTTGTAGATCCTACTAAGCTAAAGGAAATAATCCAGCAGGCAGCAGTAAGCCGGGGCGATGATCCGCTTTCCTTACACCATCTTGATACAGTAGTCCGGACTAACTTGCAAACTGCATTCTCAAAAGGTAGATATGAAGAGCAAAAAACCGGTCCGAATGAGTTTTGGGAGTATGTGGCTACTATTGATGGCCGAGAAACAGAGATATGCAATGCTTTGGATGGTAAGATATTCAAGCGATCTGATCCGTTCTGGTCTAACAACTACCCGCCTAATCACTTTAACTGTCGTTCTACTGTTGTTACTTTAGACGCAGAAACCCTGAAAGAAGAGGGATTGAGTGTTGAGCGGTCAGGTAGGGATTATCTGAAAAAACAGGGTAATTTGAAACCTGGTAAAGGATTTTCGAATAATCCAAGCAAAGGACTTGATAAATGGTTAGATAAAAAAGCTAAGGAGCATAAGATCGCGAAGCCGAAAGATCAGAAGCCGGTAACGACGACAAAAGGTGAGAAAGAATGGTTGAAGAAACAGGGATAAAAAAAAGCCCGGTTAATCCCGGGCTTCTTCTTTTTCAGCTTTCTTCTTTCTTCTCGCTTCCGCAGACTTCCGGGCCATTTCCCGGGCCTGCTCCGGAGTTAATTTGCGACGTGATTTCTTGCCACCTTTTCGGCCGGCTTTTATGAATATTTCTCTATTGATTTCTTTATTATTATCTTGGTAAAATTTTTCAATATCAATTTCTTCCGCATCAATGAATAATATTAATGCCGCGATAGAATCAAAGCTTTTTATTCTATATATACCGCCATCCCTAGATTCAGTATATTCGATTATTCTGTTTTCATTATCCATGTTACTAATACGGTAATCGATATTGTTTTTATCTGTATACAGGAAACGTGCTTCATGCAAAAGATCTGTGCTCATTTTAATTCTTATTCTATTTTTCATCTTATCTCCCATTAAACTAAATACCCTATAAACCAGCCTTGACTTGGCTGATTGCGACTAAATGCATAAGTCTGTGATTCTGATATTTCATCATTAGTATAATATGCAACTTCTTTATGTTTTCCGCAACAAGGACAAACAGCTTCATTATTTTTATATTCAAATTGAGGTGCATTAGTAATGCCTCTGCCTTTACAACTACATTGCAATTTTCTTCCATCTCGTGTAAAAATTTTTCCATTCTCAATATTAATTGCTTTCATAATTCCTCCCTTTGTTTTCTTATCTCTCACTCTATCTGGGTTCAATATACATAAGAGGGTTACGCTTGTCAATCTTTTTTTTATTTCTTTACCATCCAGCCCGGCCACTATCTAAACTGCTATAACCTATCGGTCTTTTATATTGATTCAGAAAGCGCAACCAACACCAATAAACAAAAGCATCTCCGTAATCAGTAGAGCGACCAATCCTTTTTTTAATCTCATCCTTTGATTCAACCTTAATCTGTTTATCGCCCCTGATCTCATATCTTGGGGCTGTCAAGTCCTCAAGAAGTTTTGCCGCACGTGCTCCTTTATCGAGTCGGACTTCTTTATTTCGCAGCATTTCACGGGCCACCCACCACATCTGTGATCTTAAATTCGTAAATGAATATTTCTTCAACTTCGGATGATCCATTGCCTTTTCACCTGATATTATTTCTTTAGTCATAAAGCCTTTATCATCTAAAATATCAACTACGCCAGCACCCAGACCCACGGCGTCAATTCCTACATTGTCAGCGTCAATCACCCTGTCATTGATTCGCTGCATTGTCTTATTTGCTGTGTTAGTGATAGATAATTTTTGAAAAGCTTCTATTTCTTCGAAAACATTTCCGGATCCATGACCGAAAGTTGTGGAATCATCCCCATATCGGGCCACGTCAACTGACATTATTCGCTTGCCTGGTATTAGCTCAACCTCAAACGCTTCCTCTATCCACAGGAAATTTATCAATTGTTCCGGATCATCGTCATAATCCCAATTACCAAATAAGAGTCGTTGCTTCTTCGCCTCATTTTCGATCTCATGGAGCTTCTTAATTGCATCTTTTGCTCTGAATATATTGTCACCCACAAGAGCCTGGATAAAAGCCCGGTTGGCTGCCAGATTGCCAAACTTCCACGGCTTATAGAATCCGTGATACATCCAGTTTTTTTTAGGATTACAAGTAATGAAGATTTTCCCAATTATCCCATACTCATCATTCATGTGCCGGTTAATGCGTGATTTCAGCGTATCAAAGGCATCAAAGTGAACCTCCCCGCCCTCTTCAATCCAGCCGGAGGTATATTCAATGGAGCCATATCTCTCGAATAATGGATCAGAGGGAAGATACCGGAGATCAAGAAAATCAATCCGGCTTCCATTACTGAATTCAATGAAGCTATCCTGTCCATTATAATTCCATTCTGTCCTACAGATCTTATAATATTTACAGACCTTTTGAAATGTAATAAAAGTTGATTCGCGTATCTTTTTAAGTGATTCACGACCTATAAAATAGCGCGTTCCCGGATATTTAAGACAGAGCATAATAAGCCAAAGGCAGCCGATCCATGATTTCCCACCATTAGCCCCACCGCCATATAGAATAAATTCAATAATTGAATCTAATAGCTTCTTGAGTGCTTGCCCCTGTTTGGGTGAAAGAGTGACATTGGCAATCATTTAGTTGTTTTTATTAATTTGATAATATTTTCTATTGTCTGTACCGTCATGCTTTCACCATCATCCAAGGAACCACGAGTTAGCTCCTCATATTCTATGAGTATTTTTTTAAGCTTATCTCTAAATCCTTCCTCCATTAGCGACCACTCCTTATTCTTTTTTATTAAATTATGTAATAATTTTCTTAGATATTCTTTTTTTTCTTTTTCATTATTGATATATCGCGCAGGATCAAAGATAAACTCCTCAATTTCATCAATAATATTTTTAATTTCTTCATTCACTGTCATTATTTCCGCGCATTCATTTGCTTCAAAGTTCGATGTAACGGCTTATAGAAGTTCTTTGTAAATACAAATCTAATCCGATCCCTGAAAGTAAAATTGGAAACTAAAACTGGAACCATTTTTTTAACCATTCTACGATATACTCTTCTCTGTTTCTTTGCGCTTGATTCACTCATTTTTATCCCCCTTAATTGTTATATTAAACCCGGTTATCTTCTCACCATCCGAGGTCAAATCTTTCTTATCCCGGAGGCCCAAATCCCTAGCAATGATATTCGGATTAAGCAGGTCTGCGGCAGCTCCTTCGAACTTCTGAGAATAAATCACATCCTCTATTCGCGTAATGACTTGTATAAAATCTTCATTCTCTCGATAATTAGCGAATGTTTTCTCACATATATCAGCAAAGAGACAAAAGCCCTTTATAGTCATAGCACGCATCTTTTTAGCATCATAAGTTGTCACGATTCCAGCAGCATGGAAAACCTTTTCTTCGTAAAGCGGATTATCTTTGACCCATTGGGAATATTTTTTCAATTCTTCCCAAAGTAAATCAGGAGTATATTTATAATCCCTGCCATGCTTATCCCGGAACTGCCAATATTGATTAGCCTCTTTAGCCGCCATCTCATACCACCTTTTTCCTGAACTCACCGGTTCGCCGTTCCTCAGTCTCGAAATGATGACTACATTGAGGACATACCCGGTGTCTAATCACATGGCTCATGATCTTTTCCGTGTAAATTACTTTGGTTAATCTTGATTCACATTTAGGGCATTTCATCTCTTTTTATTCCTTTTTTTTTGGTAATGAATTCAACCAATCCTCAATTGCAATACCAGCAATAAAAAATGTAAATAACTCCTCGCTTTTATCTGTTTCAAATATGACATTCTTTTCCGGCTGTTCGACTTGATAAACAGTTTCATATGTCCTTATCCTCTTACGGATTATATAAAAACTCTGATTTATTTCGTTAATCATTTGACCATTTCTTTCTTGATGTGTCAATAATTTTCCACTATTTATCTTACATTCTATACAAAAATTACCATTTGGTGTAATAAGTATAGCATCAAATGGCCGCTTTTCTTCCCTATGTGAATATCGATTATTTCGATTGATTGATTTAGAATCAGGGATCTTCACATAGCGACAACCGAATAATGGAGCAATCTTGGTCAACTCATGTTCAAACTTAGCTTCTGGTTTCATATTTTATCCTTAATTTGCAGTAAACGCACTCTTCTATCTTTCTTACAAAATGTTTGAGTTATTTTCTTTTT